TTGGCCTTGGTCTTCCATTCCTTTAGCTGTTCTTTTGCTGAGAGGTCGAAGGTTGCGGGGGTCATGCCGATGCCGACGTTACCTGCCTCATCAATCCACACCTTGTTGGTATCGCCGGTTCTAAAGACTAAATTTGCCCCTTCACCACTAATACCTAAAACCCCTTCAGTTGGTACAGTGCTGTTTGTGAAACCAAGCCGAGAAGTAGTTTGTGTTGATTCAAGATTAGCGACTACGATTTGATCAGATTTGACACTAAGCCTTCTGCTGGGTTCATCATCCCCGATGCCGACGTTTCCAGAGGCGTCTATGGTGAGCCTCGGAAGAACACCAGAGTTTCCCTCTCTAGTAGAAAAAATAAGGGAAGAGCGATTAGTCCCCGTAGCTACGGACTCAATCGTTGAT